AACAACGGCTAGCTCCTCATCTGATACAACAGCTGATATTAAAACAGTTGAAGAACAACCTCCCGTTCGTGTTGGTGGTTCTTTGCCTGGTGATTCAAGTTCATCTGATGATGAAGAGCTTTATGCTGAACCCAAACTATCCCTTAATAGTGAAAGCTATTTTGGTTGCCCTATGAATATGAATAGAGCAAGAGATATTTTGTATCATAACCCTATCCCAGCGCCACCCGCAAATGACCCGGATCTAACCAGAGCCGCAGCTATTCGCGAGTACTTTTCACGTAAAGTGGAAAGCGTAAAACGTAGTGTTCTAGAAATCAAAGTACCAGAGTTTTATGGTGCCAAAGATTATGTCAACCAATTACCATTGATGGCAAAAATTTTAGGCGCCCTAGCTACTGTTACTACTGTTGGTTACGGAATATATCGGTTTACTCGGCCCGTTGGCGAAGACGTTGAATCAGATGATGATGAAGACTTTGTTGAACACATGTCTCAATCGAAATCTAAACAACGCAATCGTCATGGGCGGAATAAAGCCGTGCGTCGCGGAAAAGGTGATAATTGGTCAAACAATTATCATGATGATAGGCACACTACATCTTATTTAGGTAAAGGATCCCGCGGGATTTACTCCCAAATGGCTGCTGCCGTTGGAGTGCCAGAAGCGGCGCAAAACGAAGCAGAAATGGCTAAACAAAAAGCCATGTATTCCAATATCTATAATAACACGGTGTCTTTGCACTCAGTAAATGGGAACCTTAATGGTTTCATTATTGAGGGCAATATCATGATAACCAATTTGCACTTCTTTAGAAAGAAGAAACCAGATGGATCTGGTGTCCAATTTCTAGATGAAGCTGACGAATTTACCGTTAGAATCCAGAATTCAGCCTATATCCAGCATTTCGCTAGAGCTAGGTTGGTAACGATGGAATCTGATGATAGTCTACGACCGGACTTGGTTGCTTATCGACTATCTAGTTCAGTACCAACTAAGCCAAGTATGGTTAAATACTTTGCTTCTAATAGAGATATTAGTAAGTTGAAGAATTGTGATGAAGCATATTTTTTGCGACCCAATTCTGATCCTGAAATGCGTCTCACGCGAATTAACCAACTCCAGCACCAATTGCGAAGAGAAGAATGGTCTTCATTTGTGGATGAACCTGCCGACACTTATGTTAGCGAGTATTTTACATATGAAGCCAAAGCTCAAGGCGATTGTGGCGCGTTGGTTATCTTGCCAGTTCCCGGCCCAGGGAAAATTATATCTATGCATATTGCGGCGAGGAAAGAAAATTCCTCTATTCGCGGTATGGGTTTGATATTGTCTGCTGAAATTATTCAGGAGATTTTATTGAAAAGTTATAATCCCGAAGCCAAAATCCAATGCCAGAGTTTTAGATTTCCTTGTGCAATTGAGGAAACGAGCTATGCGCCCCAGCTTGACGGCAATTTTGACTACATAGGCAAAATTATGGGAAGTTGTGGTGGGCTTGCAACAGAGACTAAGTTAGTGCCAAGTGCAATAACTGACTCTCCATTGCTTGCTGG